CTGAGGACGTTTGTGCGATATTCTGCCACAAATCTTTCAACAGGTGTTAAAGGTTTAGGTGTATCGTTTTTCTTTTCAAATAACCAACATGCTACCACATCGGCAAAGATTGCATTGTTACCTTTTGTAGGTGCGGTTGATTTAATTACAAGAACGTTACTCCAACCAAACTTAGGAAGTTGATTTGAAGCCGCTGACATTTTTCCAACTGCACGATGTCTTGAATCCCAGTTAAGAATTAGACCAGATCTACAATCATGTAAAATGTCTGCCACACCAGCAAGAGTTGGATCATAACCCTTACTAAAAAGTCCAACACAATGATTAGAATAAAAAATTCTGTTCCATGCTGCATCAATCCATGCATCATCCTCTGGACGAAACATTAAACCTTGCATAAAGTTTTCTGATTCAAATATTGGTAGGAATGCGTATCCTTGACTTTTAACTTGTTCTTCAAAAGTAGTTAATATTTTTAACTGTTCTCTGTGAGATTTAAAACCCGTTACTGGTTCTTTGTAGAGTGTAATACCACCAGTTAATTTGTTCTTATGCTTTTCTGGTAATTTATTGAAGTCTTCTTTTACTTCATATAGTTTTGCGTGTCTTGAAATAGTTTTTCCAAGTTCTTTAATCGCATTAAAAACTCTCTTCGCAATGGAAGGTTTTCTAAATTTTGTCATGTTAATTCTTTTTTGTGAATTCCAACCTTCATAGGCGAGGTTGGTTATATCTATTTATTATAGCACATTAATTTAAAATGTGCAAGTGTTCGGGTTATACTACTGCCAATACTCATCTAATACATCAAATACTCTGTTGAGATAATCATTTGCTCCTTTACATTCCCATTCTCCCTTTTCGCCAATCTCACATTTGTAATGCAATTCTCTTTTAAGTTGCATGAGTTTATTAGTCATAGCAACCTTGTCTAGTCTTCCGTTCATGGTTACTCCTCGGTTTTCTTTTTCTTTCCTATATTATACTTTGTTTCGAGTATCCATTCGTGTTTTTCTTTATACGCTAACACTTTTATCTGATTTA